AATTTTTTCATTGCAGCTAAGCATCAAGTCTCCAATCCATGCTCTTATTTTTTCATATGACTCGTTGGTAAGAATTCGGTAATCAATACCATAATTTTTGAGACGCTCATAATTTATTTCTGCAGAGAAGCGTTTTACAAGTTCATCTTCTAATTCTGAAGCTTCATCACAAATTATAAAATTCTTGCGTTTAAGATGTTTGGGCAAAGCCAAAAACATCTTATAATTTAGAACAGAAAATTTAGATAGAAGAGCTGTGTTTCTTGCATTATAATATGGGCATCTATTTTTTTCCCAGCAGTCATCTTTAAGCTTGTTAACAAATAAACAAGGTGCAGTCTCTACATCAAAATTTTGATCTATATCACAAATATAGTTTGTTTTTCCTTTGAGAATATTAGTTTCAGGAAAAAGCTTAACATACTGATCTTGAAGAGATTTTGTGATAGTAAGTGCAAAGCAGCCAAAGGGCGGTGTAGAGAGGCATTCCACTTCATTAGCATAATTGCCAAGATGGTCTTGTTTGTATGCCTGGTATGAAGTAACAAGATTTGCAAATTTTTGATCACAATCATTGCTTGCTCCTGCAAGTGTTTTAGCTAGAAAACTCTTACCAGATCCAGTTGGTGCACAAACAATTACAAATTTTTTGCCTTTATTAAAGGCTCTTTCAACGCTTTTTATAAGCTTAATTTGATTATTAGAGGGATTGTATTCTTTGGGAAAATGATTTAAATAACGGCTAAACACAATTTATAATAGCATCAATTTTTGCAATTTAAATATATATTTTTAAAATAAGTTTCTTATTAAAAAGTTTTGACTGCTTCTTATTTTTAAGCTTGAGTAAATAATCTTTTATAGCAGGATTATTTTTTACAAAAGTTTCAATGGTGTAATCAAACGTAATACTATTATCATTTTCTAAATAAACAAATGGGTAAGGAATTTCATATAAAAATCTTTTATTTTTTTGTTCACTATATAGTAAAAATGAACAGAAAAAGTCTTTAATACTAAACAGAATAATTTTACCTGACTTGATTGTTTTATTATCAATTACAAAATCAATTTTCTTTTGTAAATGCTTGTTGATTGTATTAATAATGTGTTCAGGTGAGATCATCGGTTCATGAAATTTATTTTTTGTGATGTGGTAAGTTTGGATAATTTTTGAGCAAAATAATTCCAGAATTCTTTATTAGCAGGTATGGTAGTAATTAAATTACAGGCAGCCATGTTTACACATCTATAATTTTGCATAAAGATATCCCAAACTATAAGCAAATTTTTTTGATTTGGATTAAATTTAGGAGGTCTATTTGTGGGTCTGTAATTTAATACTAGTCTGCCTTCAGTACTATTAAGCAATGTAAAACTATTAGTGCAAAGCATTCTTCTGGTTTCAGGGAAGCCTGGTTTTATGCGGCGTCTAAAGAATTTTATTTCTGTAACATTGTTTTGAACAATGGTTTTTAAGGTTGGTAGTGAAACCTTCATTCACCTTATTTCTTTTTCTTCACAGTTTGTGCAGCTACAGAGGTATTATCTTCTAATACAGAGCAAATTCCAAAAATGCGCTGCTCATTAAGAAAGATACCCTTCCTGAGAGTACCGTAACCATCAACAGCTATATTTGCTACAGGTATGCCAAGATTATTAGGAAAGCATACATGATCACCTGTTTTGGTATGTTTAGCATTGGGGCCAGCTAAAATTACTTCTCCTATACGCCATGCTTTAGTGTCTACATTAACGGGTACAACAATACCATTGCGTACAATACTCGCACCATCTTCAGTTTCATCTACAAATTTTACAAGCAAAACATCATCAAGCAATGTTTTTAAGCTGAAACCGTAAAAAACAGAATTAAATGAATTTTTGGGCAATTCAGACAAATCAATTAAACTTTTTTGTGTGGGTAGTATATCAATATTGGCAGGCATATATTAATTTAATTTGTAGTTAAGAGATTTCAATACTTCAGTATAATTTTTTATTTCACGCAAAGATAATTCCATGGCTTTTGAATATTGTATTTGTTCGTTGTTTTCTTCTTTTTGTTCTTTTGTCTTTTTAAAATAAGTTATTTTTTTAGTTGGTACTTTATCAAAAATATTAATAAACAAACAATACAGAGAATGCTTATTAAGAGTAAGATATTTGTTTAATAGATTGCTCTTTAATGCAAGTGCATTAGAATACATGCTAACCCACCTGTTTATCATATAAGGCATAAATAAAGATTCAGAATCTATGTTTGATAGTGTATTTTTCTTTTTATGAAAAAGAATATCTGCTAAGAAATCAAATATTGTCATTAACAAATAACTTTTGATGTAGCAATAAAAATATCGTCGTTGAGTGAATAGAACAGCTCAACAATATCATTCATAAATGCAGTACTAGCGCTATCAGTTAGATTGGTACTAAAGGCAAAAGCGGGGGCTCTTTTACCAGCAACAACATTAATACCGGTATGGCCAAGAGCAACATTATTTTTAGAGTACGTAATGCTTACACTGCACTTGCCTTTGGTCTGTGTAACCCCGCCTTGTTGATGTTCCCTATGAACAATAAGATCATCACCATCCACTTCAATAGGAGTCTTAAGGTATTTGGAACTTAAAATATTAGCAAGCTGTGTGTTAAAGAGTCTCTGCCATGCAACTGCACCAAAGGGATCAAGATTTGGAATTTCCCAAAGAAAATTAATTGCATCATCACTATAGATAAAATCATTATTGAGTACATCTTCAGAATCAATCATGCCTTCTGTTTCAACTTTCATGGGAGCTCTAAAAGCAACTATGTTGCCAATTGGCAGTGTTTTATTGCGAAAAAATTTATATGCAAATCTAGAATGAAGAAGTTTGCCATCATATATCTTTTGGTTAATAATCATATTAATTTATAATATTATATAAAAAAAAATATTCAAGCATGTTTTTTGATTTAATTCAAATCTAGTTGTTTGTTATTAAACATGTTGTTAAAGCCTATAATTGCTTTTTACACTATGAATCTCTACATGTACCATCTATACTTACGCGCAATACTTCACCTAATTGAAAAATATTAGTACAAATATTGTTATAGTCTAACCAGAATTTAAGTCTTGATTCAGGATTATTATGACTAAAAGAAGGTTTGTTTTTTATATTATCATATAATAGCGAATATGTTTCAACATTACTAAAATTACCTATACACATTCTATCATATACACCGAACCATTGAGGACAATTGGGAACGTTTATACAGTTTAAGTTTAATTGAGCTGTATTAATGGGTATATGTGGTGCTAGATCTGGACGCATTAATAATATAGTATGATTACTAAAATTGGAGAAAGAGTTTTTGTAAATTTCAAAAACTCTTTTTTTGTTATATAGCTGAATAAGATAATGCTGAAGTCTGCCTCTAAGCGTATATTTATTATACTCTATTCCTTTGTCATTATATGATAAATTATCCGTATGAAGTAGACCTTCTTCATCGTGATATATTTCTTTTTCATAAACTATATGGGTATTAAAAGAATTTGGAATAAACTTTTCAATCTCCTTATCTCTATCCTCTTCAGGTAAATAAAAAATTAGCTCTTTACATTCTAGAGGCTGAAGGAGATTATTCTGTATATAGTTAAAAGCGTGTTTAAACCCTCTAAGCTGTCCTTGAAATAAACCTATAGTCATAACTTATTTTATATTCAATATTTCTTTTTTCCAGTAATTTAAATCTAGTTTATTTAAGTTAAATTTACTGAAAGGAAAAAAATTATTTATCATTGATTTTAAATAATCTTTTGTAGTAAGAGCAAAATTATCTACAAAAAGTATTGGAAGGTCTTCAAAGTCTTTAAAAGCATATTCATGGTTTGGTACAATAGGAACACATCCTAAATAAAGACATTCCCATATCCTATGACAATCAGCTCCATTACCAAGAGGAGAAAAGCAAAAATAAGATTGCTTGAGTTGCTTGAGAAAATCAATATAAGGCATAGATGGAGCCATTATAAACCCATTTTGGTTTGTTTGATAATCTACTAGTTTTCTATGTTCAGTATTTGTTGATATATTAAACGCTTTAAGGGCTAAATAATTTTTTGGTAAATTTAATTTTATTATACTTTCTAAAGCTGTAATATTACCATGTGGCCATTGACTATTTGCAATTCCTATAGGTAAAGAAGACAGTTTGGGATGTGCAGTATATTTATTTTGACAAAACCATTTATTAATTTTATTAGAGTTTAAGAAATTAAGATACTTTGAATTTACGCCTGCATCGCTATTGTGAGTAATAAGTGTTATAGGCCCATTTATTTGAGGAAACACGTAACTAAAAAAATAATCTAAAATGTGTGGATAAGTAAAAATAGTTTTAGCTTCTCTTAGCTCATCTGGTATTTTTACATTTATTTTGTAAGGGCTAAAAACATAACATTTTGTTTTAGTGTTTTTTATCTGCGTTTGAACTAATTCTGAATTATAGTTATCTACAGTATTAAGAGCTACTGTAACTTCAGCAAATTCTTGAAGCTTTTCACCGGTTACAAAATTCATTTTTTAATAAATAATGTATCACTATTTGTATAAATAGGTACAAAATTATTTTTATGCAAGAAATTATAGAGTATATTATTTTCTGGCGCTCCGATATAGCATGCAGAATCAAACTCAGCTATAATATACTTTACTGTATTAATATAGTCGCCTAATCCTAGCAGTGCATTATATTCACCGCCCTGTAGATCTAGGCATAACATATCTACTGAAGAAATATTATTTTCTTTTAGAACAGAATCTAATCTACGGCCTGGTACACTAATTCTTTTCATTGGTACATTATCAATATTTTTATGTCTAAATAAAGATGATACGCCGCAGTCATGGCCTGCACAATTCTCTGAATCAAAGCTATAAAAATCAACGTTACTATTTTTATCCAAAATTGCATATTCATAAAAAGTTATTCTGCCTTGACTAAAATTTAAATTATTTCTACAAACTGCTATGCCCTCTGGATTACATTCAAAAGATAAAATGATAGCATTAGGATATAATACTTCTAATTGTAATGCATCAAGCAGGTCCCTTGAACCGCACTCTATAATTACTTTTATATTTTGTTTATCCTTAATATGATTAGTAAAATCTGGCTGAACATAAGTTGCAGTTGGTGTTGTAACGTTTCTAATATACTTCAAATTCATGTACTAAATTCTCCTAGATGTTTAGAGTGTATGTGCAAATTACAAATAGGAATCTGCTGGTTGTCATAAATTATATAAGGATGTCTTTTTTTTTCATCAAATACTGGTTTTATAGTATTAGATACTATGAAACGATCAACTAACCGGTTGATATTACTAGGGTGTACAGTATTTTTAGGTGCATTACCTGAGCCTCCAAAATACTGTCCATAGGTACTAGGGTCAAAAACAAAATTAAATTTTGTAAAATTTTTATCTTGTGGTGTACTTGGTAGAATATTGATTAAATTACTATTTTTATGTATGTGGCCTAAAAGCTTCATTTCGTGAGGCATATCATTAAAGATAGATTTAAGCTTGGGAATACCTAGAGCTGCAAAATCAAAAAGTTTATTACATATTTCTACTAAACTGTAATATGTTTTTAAGTAGGTAAACCCGCAAACTAACTCATCCTCTTTATGCTGCGTAAAGCTAGCATTAGTAGTTGTGTCATGTAGTTTGTTTAAAAAATAATAAACATTTTTATAAATTAAAACATCGTTATCAAAATGTACAATATCATTTAATTTAGTTTTGTGTAAAAAATCATTTATGTAAAAAAATCTTTCAAAAGATGTTTTCCATAGAGGGTCACAGTCATTTTTATAGAAATCAATGTCTAGCAGTCTATTTATTGATAGGTCGTTTATATTAATTATATTGACTTCATTAACGTTAGTTAATTTAGCATCTGTTAATAAAAAAATTTTATAGTTAGTTTGTGTTCGCTGTATCTGTTGTATGCATTGTACTAAATGTTTTGGAAAAACACCATCTTTATGAAATAGAATAAAATGTATCATTTTTAAAGAAAAATATAATTTGTGTTGCTATATGTATAATGACATCCATGCTTTGGATTATATTTTTTAGGTATTAAAACAAATATTTCTGTATCTGTATTGGCTAGGTTTTTAATAGTAGAGGCTAAATTTGACGGGCCAGAATATAACGTTATAAATCTCTTGCAAGACATTAAAACATCTGAATAATACATTAAGTCGTTAATATCAATTTTTTTAAATTTATTTGCAGTATCAAAATGCGTACCGTATGTAACTTTCGAGTGAGTAACTGATACTGTGTCTTCATTTAAATCAAATTTGTTAAGAATGTTTAAAATATTTTGTTTGTTGTAATTGCTAGCTATGGAATAAATTGAAAGGTAAGAATAGTT